TGGATGGTGCGGTAGCTCACGAACGCCTCGCCGGCGAGGGTGCCGACCTCGGCGGTGCCGAGGCGGGCGACGACAACCTGATCGAGCCGCCGGCGCCGGCGCTGGAGCCATGCGTCCTGCACGGCCAGCTCGTCGCGCTGCTGCAGCACGTCGAACAGGTCGTCCAGCTCGACGGCCGTGTCGGGCTCGTGGTCTGGGTAGGCCGCTTTCAACGCTCGGAACGTCGCCTCGGAACCATCGACCTCGGGCGCCACGCCGGCCAGCACGTTCTCATGCCAGAACCGATCAGCGGCGGCCACCAGCAGGGCGATGTCGTCGTCGTCGCGCTCGACCTCGTACACCTCGAAGCGGGGCCGGCCGAAGGGCAAGTGCATGGTGGCGACCCACGTGCGGTCGAGGTCGCACACCCACATCGCCCACTGCGCCTGCGCGGCGTAGTGCACGGGCACCTTGCCCTCGGGCCACGGCGGGTCGCCGGTGTACTTGGACTCGAAGACGCCGAGCGCGCCGAAGCCCACGTCGTCGTGGGTGTCGCCCACGAACCCGTCGACGGTCACCCGGGCCCACTGATGCTCGGGGTGTGTCAGCCACGTCTGCACGCCGCCAACCGACAGCCGGGTGCGGGCCTCGAACCAGCGGATGATGACCGGCTCAAGGTCGAGGCCGAGCTGTAGGTGCGGAGCGGGCTCGTCGTCGTCGGGCGCCAGCCCGACCTTGGAGGCCCACACCGCCCACGGCGACGACCAGCCCGGACAGGTCTGTGGCAGCAGGGCGGCCACGTCGCTGCCGCCGATCCCGTCGCGGCGCCAGGCGAGCCACGACGGGCGGTCGGTGGTCGCGGTGACGGTCACAGTGGCTCGACCTCGCGCACCCTGTGGTAAACGATGGTGCCCCACTGGTTCGGCTTCCCCAGCAGTCCGATGGAGTCAGGGTCTACGCAGGTGGGCCGAAACTCGGCCTTTGCGTTGGGCTGGTGCAGGTCTGAGACGGTGGGCGAAGCGAACGTCAGATGACAGGTAACGCAATGCATGGTGCGACTCGCTCGACGCCAGATCGCGTGACAGTCCCGACAGTGTGAGCGGATTCCGTTGCGGGCGGTAGGCCGGTCGGGGTCGCCCAGCCAGCCCATCGCGACGATGTCGCGGCAAGCCGAGCACGTCTCAGGAGACAGCAGTAAGCCCACGGCGCTTCTTCTCGATCCGCTTGGCATACCGCTGCCGCCAGTCATCGACCATCGCGGACAGCAGGTCGACCAGGACTAGGGGCTCAAGCTCGGCCAGCCGATCGAGCTTGTCCACGAGCTGGCGCGCCTGCGCCTCGACCGACTTCGGGGACGTTGCTGACTTCGAGCCCTGGGTGCCACCGCGCAACGCCCGGGCCCTCTCAACAGTGAGTACGTCGTCGGGCTTCTTCGGCTTCCAGTGGACCAGCTTCTCCGGATGGGCGCGCAGCTCCTTGGCGACGCCGAAGGTCTGAGTCGGCATCGAATCACGTGATTCGATCGGGAACGCTCGTGCCGTTGCCCGGTACTGACCGAGCACGACGGGGGACCACTCCAGCCCGCGGCGCTTAAAGATCCGCTGCGACAGTGCTATCAGCGTCAACGGCTTGCCGTTGACGTCGGTCTCATCGAACGCGGCAACCACGTCCGCGATCATCCATGAGGTCGAGCCCTCGGCGTCGATGGCGGCGATCACGTCGTCAGTCGTGCTCATGCTGGCAACCATCTCGCCATGAACCGACAGGCCTCGGCCGGGGCGATTTCGAGATCACTCACGCGGCGACCGCCCTTATCGAACGGCGCGCCTTGTCGAGCCTGACGTAGCACTTAACCATCCCGTCGCCCTTGTCGGTTCGTCGCGCTCGGACCAGTCGATATCCAATCGGGGTCTGCCCGGTCGCCGCCAGGTGGCGATTGATCGCGGCGCGTTGGCGCTCCCACCATGTGGCGTACTCCGTAACGAGCGGATCGTCAGTACTCCACTCCGCAAGCTCGATATCCACTCCGGGCTGGAGCAGCGCCACCGCAATGGCGGCGGCGAACCGTTCATCAAGCGGCACCTGATCGGTCCACTCGACGGGCTGGCCACAGTGCGAGAAATCAGGGCCGGTCATCGTGTTGCTCCCTTCTGTTCGAGAATCAGCTGGGCCCACCGACGGCCAGTGGACGTGCCCCGCCACACCCGGATCGCCCCGCCCTTGCGGTGCGGGGCCGCCGAGCGCACCACGCCGCCGGTCCACTCGATCCGCCGGCGGCGGGCCGCGGTGTTGAATAGCGAGCCGATTGCGTTCTGGGCCGCGTTGGGCCCGTGCTCGCCGGCCACGGTCAGCTGGCCGTTGCCGGTCACGTCGTCGGCGGTGAAGGTCTGGCCGGCCACGATCAGCTCGGCCAGCCGGCGCTCCATTGCGGGCGCGGTCACGGGTGCCGCCGAAGCTCGGCCATCAGCTGGCGCTGCTCGTCGTCCTCAACGTCGTCGCGGTCGCGCCACCACTCCATGACGATCTGGGCGCACACGGCGCTCGTGATGACGACCGCCACCGCGCCGAGCAGCACGGCCACGGCCACCCAATCGGCGCCGCTCATGCGATCCCCCGGGGAGCCGTACCTAGATCAACGAGCCGCTGACGGAACTCGGCCAGCTGCTCGGGCACCCAGATCACCTCATAGGGAACGCCCGCGGCGATGATGGCCTCGCCCCACGCCGCCTGAGCGGGATCGAGCCCCTTGCCCCGGGTCGCCTTGATCTCGGTGAACAGCATCCGGCGCTGACGAGCGTTCACGAATACGAAGTCGGGGAATCCGGCGTCGCCTTGCAGAGCGGTCCGGTAGCCGTGCATCGTACGGGCCGGGCGCTGGTGCATCACCCGCCACCCACCGAGCCGGGCAGCCTCAACGATCCCCTGGTAGGTCTGGGGCTCGGTGGGCCGCTCAACGTCCGCCGGCCAGCGGCGCGGCCGCGGCCAAAGCTCGGCTACGTCCATGCTGGTGTCGGCCGCCATCAGGCTGCCCGCAGGATGGCACGGGTGCGCCGGTACGAAGCGGGGTCGGTTACGATCTCGCCCTCGCCCTGCTCGACGGCGGTGCCGATCAGGTAGGCCACGGCGGGGTCGGGCACGAACAGCTCGTCGGCGGGGATGCCGACGATGGCGGCGATGCGAAGCTCAAGCTCTCGGGTCGGCACCGTCTCGCCGGCGCGCAGGGCGTCGAGCCCTTCTCGGCTGTACCCGACGGCGGTCGCTAGCCGGTCGGCGTCGATAGGACCCTCGGCCAGCGCCGCCTCGAGCGCCGGGTACAGCGGGGCCGGCGGCCCCGCCCGTTCAATTGTCGGCACACTGGCCTCCGATCAAATCTGATCTGGTCCGCTAGGTGGCTGTTGTGTGCGCCGTCTGCTGTTGGCCGTAGGTCTAGTCGCGCTCCGCTGTGGGCTGAAAGGGGAACAAGTTGTGAATTCGTGGTGGACAAGTCGCGCACCAGTGCTGCACTGGGCCTGTGGATAACTCGCCAACAGGTCGGGCCCCCGCACTCACTAGCGGATGAGTGGGGTGCCCTGACCTGTTGCGCGGTCGAGCAGCCTCGTTCATGCGTGACTGTCCTCTCCCGGGGTCGAGGGTAATCGTTCAGGCCCTCGGGCGGAAGACCGAGCCGGTTACGACAGCCGGCGCCACTTCGGCTTGAGCCGCTCGGGCTCAAAGGCCTTCGAGCCTCGCTTGATCGCCGGCATCACCTTGACGTGGACGAGGTAGGCGTCGAAGACGCCGCGCTTCTGGTCCTCGGTCAGCTCGCCCCACGGCTTACCCTCGGCACCGACCGCCGCGATCAGCTCGCGGGGCCCGACCTTGTGCGTGACGGTGGCGAGCTGCTTCTCGATCCGCTCCTGGCGGGCTTCGACCTCGGCGGCGCGCTTGTTGGCAAGCTTCCTCGGCGTCCGTTCCTCGGGCGGCAGGTTGACCTCGGCGGCCAGGTTGTCAAGCTCGGCCTCCAGCGATTCGTACTCGGCCCGCAGCCCGGCCGCCTCGTCGTCACGGTTGTCGGCATCGCCGTCGGCCAGCTGGCCAGCGTCGAGCCGCAGCAGCACCGCCTGGCGTAGTAGGTCCTCGACCGGCTCGGCCTTGATGCCGAGGCTGCCGCAGCCCTTGTAGCCCGGCGCCTTGCGGCAGATGTAGCGCCGGGTGCGGGGCCGCCCGTTGACGCCCGAGTCCTGCTGGCCGATGAGGCCGGCGCCGCAGTGCCCGCACACCAGCAGCCCAGACAGCAGCCACGACCGAACCGAGCGCCGGCCACGGCTGGTGACCTTGCGGGCGTCGAGGGCGTGCACCACGGCGCGGTGCTCGTCCTCGGAGATGATCTTCGGCCACGGCTTGCCGTCGGGCTGCTTGCCGTAGGCGACGATCCGAGGCGAGCCGTCGGCGTTCTTGCCGTGCTTGCGTAGGCCGGCCAGGCGCGGCTGGCGAAGTATTTGCGTCAGCACCACCGGCGTCCACTCGGGCGCGCCGCCCACCGTCGGGATGCGCCGGTCGTTCCAATTGACGGCGATGGAGCGCGGCGAGTCCTTGCCGAGCACCCGGGTGACGGCCTCGCGGATGAGCGTGGCCTCGGTCTTGTTGAGGGTGATCACGCCGGTGTCGGGGTCGCGGTCGTGGCCGTAGGCCTTGCGTCCGCCGTGCCACTTGCCCTGCTCGGCGTCGTACTTGGTTGCTCGTTTCACTTGCTCACTCACCTGTCGGGAATACATCTCGGCGGCAATCGCCTCCAGCATGAGGACCTTCCAGTCCTCGGACTTGCGCGGGTCGTAGACCTTGAAGTCGAGATCGGCGCCGCAGATCACGATGACCTTGCGCTCGCGCTCACACAGTTCGAGTAGGTCACGCCACTCGCCGGCGTCACGCGAGGTGCGGCTGTTCGTCCACATCAGCAGGCCGTCGGCCCCGAAGGCGCCCGACTCGATGTCGGCCATGAGGTCGGCGAACTCCTTGCGCGCCTTCTTGCTGCGCCGGAACTTGCTGGCCGAGCCGATGCCGCGGTAGATCGGCAGGTCCGACAGCCGCAGGCGCGGGTGGTACTCGATCCCCCGCACGTGGTCGCGGTGCTGCTCGTCGGGCGAGCGTTCCTTGCCGGACTTGTCGTAGCTCACCCGCACCAGCTCGCGCAGCGTCAGGGTGCGGTTGCGGTCCTCGACCGCCTCGGGCACGGCGAACAGGCGCCGGTGCCGGGGCTCGACGCTCAGCGGCTCGGCGGCGCTCATCGCTCACCCGCCTGGTCGAGCGCGGCATCCGCGATCTCGACGGCTTCGGCAAGGGCCTCGGCGTCACCGCCCTTCACGGCGTTGCGGAGGTTCGCCAGCGTCTCGGTCAGCAGGGTGCGGGCGTCACGCCCATTGGGCTCAAGGGCCCACCGGCCGACGGTGTTGCCGTTGACGTCGAGCAGCGCGCCGCCGTCGGCGCCGTCGGCCAGCTTGGCCGCCATGCGCTCGAGGATGCGGGTGACCTCGCCGGCGCAGTCGGCCAGCGACCCGTCGAATGCGGCGTTGTCGAGCTGAACCTCGACGGTCAGAACGGTCACAGCGTCACCTCCGCGGGCTCGGCGTTGTGCGGCGCGAAGCCACCGGCCTCGTAGTCCATCCCGTGAACGTGAAGCCACGGGCGCGGGTCGTCGGGACCCTGGTCGGGCTCGCCGGGTCGGGCCACGTTGGTGCGGCGCATGATCTGGTCGCCGCAGATGCGGCAGACGGGCTTCGCCGGCGCTTGAGCCTCGCCGGGCCGGTCGCTCATGGCAGGCGCCCTTCGATGCGCCCGAGCCGGCCCTGAGCCTGCTCGAACTGCTCGTCATGACCGTCGAGCTTTCGCTGGACGATCTCAAACTGCTCGTCGTGGCGGTCGAGGTGCCGCTCGATCCGGTCGAACTGCTCGTCGTGACCGTCGAGCCGGCGCTGGACCTGCTCGAACTGCTCGTCGTGGCGGTCGAGGTGACGGTCGATCCGGTCGAAGCCCTCAAGCACCGTCGTGAGCCAGGCCTGGGCTGTGCGCGACCAAGAGTCCTCCAGCGCCTCGACCCGGTGGAGCAGGTTCTCGAACTCGTCGCGGGTGACGCTCATCGGGCGACCGCCGCCTCGGCGGCAAGCTCGGCCTCGATGGCCTTGGCCTTCGCCAGCCAGTGGTCGAGCTCTTCGGTGCTCGTCGCCTCGGCGGCGGCCTCGTAGAGCCACGCCAGGTGCGACAGCACCGGGCTGGTGTAGTTGTGTGTCATGCCATGAGTATCCACTCTCATATGCGCTAAGACAATAGGGAGCGGGGTGATATTTCAGTTAGGCAGTATGACCTTTCCCCAGCGTACGGGCCGCTAGTGTCGCCGGCGGCTCTCGCGTACCCCGATTGCCCGAGGCTTGGCCAAGGTCCTGCGGCCCGCGCTACCGGGAGCCACGACACACACACACACAAGGAGCTAGCGGTCCGATGAAACGTGTTCAACTCAAGGCTGTGCCCGACGTGCCCGAGGGCCCGACGTGGGGGCGATATCAGGAATGCCACGGGCTCATCCGCCACTCGTGGCACATCGTCCCCTCTGACTGGACGCCGATGTTCGGCACGCCGTTCACGGTGCGCTGCGAGCGGTGCGACACCGAGCGGCGCGACACCCTCGGCACGAACACCGGCGAGGTGTTGAGCCGGCGCTATGTGTACCCCGATGGCTACCTCTACGGGCGCGACGACTACAAGCCGACCGCCGACGAGGTGCGCCTGCTCTGGATACAGCGCGAGATCGAGCACGCCCGGGCGGCTCGGCCCGGGCGCCGGCGGGCGTCGTCATGAGCGCCGGCGACGCCGCGTGGTACGCCAAGCTCAGCGAGCCCTGCCCGCTACCGGCGGGCACCCGCATCCGCCTGGTGGCGATGACCGACGACCCGTGCCCGATTGAGCCCGGCGCCGAGGGCACCGTCACTGGCGGCTCGGGCGCGCAGATCTGGGTTGCGTGGGACGACGGGCGCGGGCTTGCGCTCGCCACCGACGTTGACCGCTGGGAGGTGATCCCGTGAGCGAGCTGACCCGCAAGGCGGTGGAGGCGGCGCTCGACCGGCCGCTCGAGGTGTTGCCCGATGGTCGGGTGCAGTGCCCGCTGTGCCCGTTCATCGCGCAGTCGAGCCAGACGCTCGGGCCCCACATGATCACCCACCGGCGTGAGGTCGGCCTGGCGCCGGCGAAGCGACCGACCGGGCCCAGAGCAAAGAACGGCGTGAAGGTTCGGGCCACCACGCAGCTGGCGTGCACGCTGTGTTCCTCCACGAGCCAGAGCGCCAACATGCCCCGCCACTTACGACAGGTCCACGGGCTGTCGGCCCGAGAGGCGGGTGACCTCACCATTCAGTTCAGGGCGGCAGCCCGGGCGCCGTCGGTCGAGCTGGTGCCGGTTGACGGCGACGAGCCCGAGCCCGAGTCGGTGCTGACCGACGTGTCGGGGGTCGAGTTCGCCACCGGCCTGCTCGTGACCGCTCGGCGCGACGGGCTCATGCCGGTGCGCCTGCTGCCACGGGTGGCCGAGTGGATCGCCC